CTTTTAAAAAATATGGCTAATATATTTTAATTTTTCTTAATTGTCGTCGCCGCTCTAAATAATCCGGCATAGTTTGAGCGACCAATCGCCAAAAACGCGGTGAATGATTGAGCTCCTTTAAATGACACAACTCATGAACAATAATATAATCAGCTAATTCGCCGCGTCGTTAATAGCGGCAGCGGTATCCCGTAGATCTTCGATGATAGTAGCCATATCGCTCATTTTGCTCATCTGCTTTTCCTCCTTCCATGTGTTGACTCTGGTTGGCAAGTGCGGTCAGTTTTCTTGCCAGACGTTTGGACACGACGCTGATCGCGGTCAGAACTTCAATGAGCTCCTCGTCTGCAGCGATGGTCCGGGTATTGGTTTCGTACATTTCGTTCACCTCCTTGGAAGGAGCGGTTGTCGTTTTTGCTCTTTCCACTACCCAATGGAGGTCGAAGTGCCGTTTGGCCGAAAAACTCCGAAAAAAGTTTTTGCCCTTCAGCCGCAAGAAGCAGCCGAAGGGCAAAAAGCAATTAAATGTAGTCGCGGAGGGCTTCCCGCAGGAGCGTGAGGAGCTTGTCCCTTCTATATGTATAGGTGTTTCGGGAAAGGCCGAGCTTCGCAGCGGCAGTGCGTTCCGGGCAGCCCTGCATTATAAGGGAGCAGATGCGATGTCCGTCAGGATCGAGCTCGTCCAAATGCGCGTGAAGCGCATTTAGCAGGTCCCGGTCCTCCAAAACCGACTGGATGGACGGTGTGTCATCTGCAACATCGTCGAGCCAACTTTTCTCGTTCCCGTCCTCATCCGTGACGGTGTAGTCGAGGGACAGCTCGTCTCCACCTTTATGGAAGGGGCAGCATCCGCAGTCCATGTCGCAGAGATAGCGCTTGTTCGCCGGGCAGATGCAGCGACCGTGTTCCTGCTGGCGGCGACGGTAGGTATTAATGTCGCGATAGTAATTGTCGAATTCGGTTTTGCTGACGGGCACCCACTGGTGTAGGTCCTTAATGTAGATTTTGCGTGTGGCAGATTCGTTAGCATGGTTTGTCATAAGATTCCTCCGTTTGTCGTTTCCCGAAACGGAGGAATCTGCAGAGCTAACCGGGAGATGGGTATGAAAACCCGACCGCAGTCCTTACGGATATCTCCGTTTCGGATTGCAGCTCTCCCGCTCAAAGGCAAGCTGTGGAATTATTTAGTTAGCTGTCGGATAAAGTGAGCCATCGTTGATCAATCGATGCGATATGCGGCAGCAGTGGCCTCAACCACTAAGCGCATAATAACGGAGAAATGTATTTTCAAACAGGAAGTGGGACTTCCGAAAAAAGAGCGTTAAAGAGCTCAAAAAGGCAAAAAAAAATACGGCCCCATGACTGAGACAGATTTTCTGTCAGACATAGGACCGCATTTATCAGCGGATTGCATCCGGAAGTCGCACTTCCGGATTATTTTTATTCAGATGTGTTTTTATTACCGTTTTTCGGAAGTTGCTGCTGGATACCAGCATCTTGCAACTTTTGATTCCACATATAGATGTTTTCCATATGGTGGTGGTCTATCAAGTACCGATAAACCAAATTTTCCTCAGAGGGGATCATAATGTTGTACCCAGCTTTTGTAATCAAGTCATAAGAAAAGGCAGGCTGAAGATTTAATCCAATACAGAGGGCAAGGACACTTTGCAGAGTCGGTTTCGCATCCACCTTTTTTCGATAGTCTTGAATAGTCCTTGCGCTAATGCCGGATCGCTCCTCCATTTTCTCATTTGTGTACTCACGGCGATTAATATGGTAATCCAGTGATCCGCAAAAAGAGGACGGAAGTACACTGAGAATGTCTTGGAGGCGTTTTGCCTCATTACGGATTGCCGCCATTTCACGTGCACGCTTTACAACATCCTCATTCTTCCCCTCATCAGGATTGTACTTTGCTTCGACAAAGCTCTTGGAGTCGGCATCCCTACATAAAAAGCAAATTCTGTAGAAAGAATCATCATATTTATTACTGACGCGGGTTGTCCTATCAAAAACGAGACAGCATTCATCCACATGTTCAAGCGCATATTCTGTCAGAGTAGCCTCGGAATCTTCGTTGGTATTAACATATTTCGGATCATTGATAACGAACATCCCGCCAGCATGAATAAAGCGCCCGGATTTGATATCCTCAGAAATTGCTGGATTAAATGTAGCTTCAACTATGGCATTATTTCGATCAATGATAAAGGTCTGTGTTTTTTTAAGGCTACCTTTAGAGAACGAAAACGGAGGATAATTTCTACCATCGACGAAGTTAAATACACCGGCCGCCTGTTCAAATCCGAGCTCAACAGCGCGTATTTTTGCTGCAGTTGTGGACACATTGAAGAAATCAGCAAACTCGCTGATTGCAAGCTCCATTATATATGCACTACGTACATGTGACAGGCCCCGATTCAGTTTGCCCAATATTTCTATTAGCTTAGAACGGCCTGTACGAGCAGGGATGAGTATTTTAGGCGCTATCGCATTTGCTTGCCATTCCATCCACGATAATTCTTCGGTGAGTTGATCCGTGCCTTTTTTGTAATTCTCTACGACCGCGCATGAAATGGACGTGATTTCTGGGTTGAGGAGCTTCTGCATTTCAAAGAATTTGTAATGCTTGTCCCAGTGGACGCACTCGTGAATGATTGTATTGTTAACCGAGCCAATATTTCTCATGAAGTAGACATCAGGATTTACAAGAATAGTACCGGCTCCAATTTCGGTCTGCATTACAGACCTGTCTGCAAGATTACTATATGTGTCAACAGTGGCACTACTGAAATAGGTACGACCGAATATTCCATCGGTAAGAGGGGCAAGGAATACCTTAAGTCCCATTGCATTAATAATCTCTTTTATTGGCAATGCCATGGGTTCGTCTAAGGCGTGAGGGCAGTACTTCTTTAGAAATTTTTCTGCATGCGAATCCAGATCCTTGGCGTATACATAGGGGACCAGATACTTGGTCAGCGAATCCTCTGCTTGAAATTTTTCTTTCGTATATTCGGATATATTGGTAATTACTACATTGTGAAGTCCATCGTGTAGGGCGGCGGTAAAAGAAACAGCAAACCAGAATTCAGTTGAATCATTTTCATAATCACGACGATTTCTGCCAGAAAGTTCAATATCGGCCTGAACGGAAGCGCGAAAGCGAATCTGGTCACTGTCTGATTCATGGAAAACTACGCCCATAACGTGGAAATCACTTAGATCGACATAGGATGGATCAGGCACGGAGTACGTGGACAGATTCATCCTGCTTTTATTGGTGATCAAATAAGATTTGAGCCGTCCGAAGATCTCATTGTAGTAGATATCTTCAAGATAGGCCGCAAAAGAGTCATATTGCTTTGCCAACGCCACTCCCCCTGACTTAATAATCTCGTCAATTGAATAATTAAATTCCGGTTGGAGGGCAGGCGGAGCGGAAGTTAATCTTGCAAAAAGGTACCCGGAAGTAACTCTTACAAACATTACAGCAGCTCTTGACTTGGTTCCAACAGCAACTTACAATATAAATGCTTTACCTATGTGCAGGATAGGGCAACGCTGAGGAGCGACCTGAGCGGCACATAGGGTTTGCGGGAAGGCGGCATCTTAACGGGTGCTGCCTTTTTTGCTGCCTTCCTGGAAACAAAAGCGATAAACCTCGGGGTTTAAGGGGCAGAGCCCCTTCGTCTTCTCCGAATGGCAGCAGAGAAACGGAGAACACCATGGCTAAGAATACACATTTGACCCTCAGTGACCGAATCGCCATTGAGGTCGGTCTCAGAGAACGGAAGAGCTTTTCTGCCATTGCCACAGAACTTGGCAAGGATCCAACAACTATTTCCAAAGAAGTTCGCTCTCATATCAAGCTCAAGCAAGCCGGTGGATACAATCCCTGCATCATTCGCAAGGATTGTAAACATCACGGTGATCTATGCAAACCCTGCAAATTTACCTATGGCAAGCTTTGTCATTCCTGCTATAAAGCCAAGTGCTTTGAAACCTGCCCTGACTTCCAGCAAACACAATGCTCCAGGTTGGCTAAGCCGCCTTATGTCTGTAACGGCTGCCAACAGCGTCTTGCCTGCAAGTTGGAGCGTCATCTGTATGAAGCAAAATTTGCTCAAAAAGAATATGAATCTACCCGCAGTGAGTCCCGTCAAGGCTTTGCTGTAACTCCGGCGGAACTGGATCGGATCGACCAGATCATCTCACCGCTCATTAAGCTGGGGCAATCCATACACCAAATCTGCGTGAACAATGCCGACGAAATCATGCTGGATGAGCGAACCATCTACAATTATGTGGATGCCGGACTCCTATCCATTGGAAACATTGATTTACCCAGGAAGGTTCGTTACAAGGTACGCAAGAAGAAGCCATCTGTACGAGTAGACAAGCAATGTCATCTTGGCAGAACCTATGAGGATTTTCTCGAATACACAGCCCTTTATCCGGATGTGCCCGTTGTGGAAATTGATTCCGTAGAAGGGCGTAAGGGCGGCAAGGTGCTGCTGACGGTGTTCTTCCGAAACTCCAATCTCATGCTGGCATTTCTGAGAGACCGAAACACCGCACGGTCTGTCACAGAGGTTTTTGAGTGGATATACGAAATCCTTGGCCATGAACAGTATTGTCGCTTGTTCCCGATTATCCTGACGGACAGAGGAAGCGAATTTACCGACCCTGTATCCATTGAGTGTACCGAGTTCGGAGAAGTGCAAAGCAGAGTGTTCTATTGTGATCCACAACGCTCCGACCAGAAGGGCGGCTGTGAGGTCACGCATGAGTTTATACGCCGGATTCTTCCTAAAGGTACATCCTTTGACCACTTGCAGCAAAGCGACATCCTGCTCATGATGAGCCACATTAACTCCTATACGAGAAAGAAGCTGAATAACCAGTCCGCACACCGGTTGTTCAGCTTCTTATACGGCGAAACCATTCTGCCTTCCCTCGGCATTCAGGAGATCCCCGCAAACGATATTAACCTGACACCCCGACTACTTAAGAAGTAAAAAACAGGCTGCCGCCATTCGGAATATATCCGACTTCAGGGGTGGAAGTAACTTTTGCAATTTTTGCAAAACCGCTTCGACCTCCGCTTGGCATGCCCTTTTTTGCACTGGGTGTCCGATCTGTATCTATGCTAACATACCCACTGGCTATATTCAATTCCCTTTGCAAGAGTAAATTCCGGTTTCGACAATGTTTGTAAAATTAACTTCCGGGGTCTCGATGGTTGCACTATCTTCCCGGAATTTAGTCTTGCGAGACTTTTGGAAAACCGGAAGTAAGTCGTGCAAACTGGAAGTTACTTTTGCAATCCACCGACTTAATAATCTAAGGGAAATTATAACACGTGAATAGAGATAATTCAATTTATGTCACTGATAATTCATGCAGGAGCAGAGAAAATCTATTGTAACTTACACTTTTGTGTGATATGCTTATTTTGTGAAATTGTGTAGTTCTGATTTTCATTCCTTACGTGAGGTGAGCCTGATGGAAATAAGTTATAAGAAGCTATGGAAAATCTTGATTGATAAAGATATGAAAAAGAAGGACCTGCAGGCGGCCGCTGGTATAAGCTGGGCGTCTGTTACTAAGCTGTCCAAGGGTGAAACTGTGAGCATGGAAGTCTTAATAAAAATTTGCAAAGCATTGAACTGCGATATTGGAGATGTTATGGAGTTGATCCCGGAAGAAAATCAGTGAGGTGATTATTATGTCAAGTGCAAATAATGACGAAGTAATCAGTAGAGCAAGCCCGCATACGATTAAAAAATTCGAACTGATTGAAACATATGTGAAAACGTGGGCACAAAAATTGCTCAACAACCAATATTGCAATGGGCTGGTTTTCATCGATTGCATGTGCAATAGTGGCGAATATTACGACGATAATCATCAGCAGGTATTTGGAACGGCAGTCCGGATATCAAAAGTGCTCCGCGAGGCGGCGGGACAATATCCTAATAAGCAAATATATTTGTATTTTAATGATATTTCGACTGATAAAGTTCACCACTTGGAACTGCTCATTGAAAAAGATAAAAGTAACTTTCATACCCATACAAGCGTAGGAGACGGCAATGAACTGTTGAAAAAAATGGGACAAAGCCTGATACGTATGACAAACGTCCACTACTTGCTGGTTTATGATCCATATGATGCAAATATTGACTGGAATGCGGTGTACCCTTTTTTTAATAGCTGGGGCGAAGTGATCATTAACCATGCTCTCATGGATTCAACGCGAGCTGTTAAAATGGCAAAATCTGACGCAGCAGTCAGCAAGTACGAAGGTACATACCAGATGAAGATTGGCGACTTGAGCGCATATGGAAGTGATAGAGCCGCTTATGAAAGCCGTATTGAAGACATTATTAAAGCGCTTCGTCGTGATAAAACAAAAGATTACTTTATTGCCGCTGCTCCATTTTTTAATAAGAAAAACGCCATTGTTTATAACCTGATTCATTGCACGAGTAATATTGCTGGATTTCGTCTCTATAAAAAGTCGGCGTGGCAAACCTTTGGAGGACAATCCTCCACGAAAGACACGCATGGGGATGAAAACCAGCTTAGCTTTGATGTGACAGGCAAGTTCAGCGTTACAACAACTACAGATGAAGATTGTTACCATATTACCGACATTTCCAAATACTTACAAAGCCAATTCAACGGGCAGGAAGAAGTGCCGTTAAATACTGTTTGGAGTGCATTGGACCGGCATCCGATATTCCCGTACGACTGCTATCGAAATGAAATAAAAAGAGAACTTAAGCAGCTCTATGGCGCACAGGTGTCAAAGAGCGGAATAAGTTTTTCCACAGGAGAAAACAGGATATGAAACAAGTAAAAGGATACTTACAGAGAAAAACCATGCTCTATAAAACCGGAGTAGAGTATGGCGATTATACGATGAACCACGTCCAAGGCTGCGCGCATGGCTGTGAGTATCCTTGCTATGCCTATCTGATGAAGAAACGGTTCGGACAAATAGCTTCGTATGAGGAATGGCTGGAGCCGTATCTTGTTTCTAACACTCTCCAACTTCTTGATAGGGAAATACCTCGGCTCAAGGATAAAATTCAGTCCGTTCAGCTTTGCTTTATGACCGATCCTTTTATGTATGGGTATCAAGAAATTGAGGATATGAGTTTAGCCGCAATAGAAAAGCTCAACAGAAACGGAATAAAATGTTCTGTTCTTACGAAGGGAATCTTGCCACAGTCCCTTGCAAGTCAGTCGGATTTAAACGAGTACGGAATCACCCTGATTACGTTGGATGAGTCTTTCCGAAAGCGCATGGAGCCGGGCGCTGCACCGCTGGCCGCACGGTTGCAGGCTCTTCGCTGGCTACATGATCAGGGGTGCAAAACTTGGGTCAGCATAGAGCCATATCCGACGCCCAATATAAAGGAACAGGAATTACAGCCACTATTAGAGGCCGTTAATTTTGTGGATAAAATTATTTTTGGCAGAATGAACTACAGTAAATCCGTCACGGCATACAAGGAACATAAGCAGTTTTTTAATGAAAAGGCTGCGGAGGTTATTCAGTTCTGCAATATTCATTGCATAAATTACCACATCAAGAGTGGAACTATCTTAGGATGAACTTCTATTAGTGAAGTATAGATGTTTGTACTACGACATGGTGATCCTCAAAGAATGATACATGAAAATATTAAAATAGATTATAAAGAAAATAAAGGAGATTTGAAAATGCCTTTCAACAGATTTATTACGGCCGCACAGAGCCTTGTAACTACACATGAAGAAACACGAGCAGAGTTCCTCCGTATTGCATTAGAAAAGAATAAAGTCGGTGATCCTTTCGTAAGAAATGCATTGGCATTTAAAGCAATGGTGGCGGGTACCACTAATGCTGAGGATTTGTTGACCATACCTGAAGTTCGCCCGTTTCTTATAACGGCAGCTGGATTATCTGATAAATCGCTTAATTATTTAAATGATGCGGATCGAACTTTGGCCATTCAAGAACTTATAGATAAATTTCTAAAGCCAGCTGGAACAGCTTACATTGATGAGGTAACCTTTAGATATTTATTGATTAAAGGCGATGCCGTTGGCGGTACGATGCGTAATAGAATTGGAGCATTAGGTCAGGAAAAACTTATCCGCGGAATTTATTCAAGTATGAGTGTGCGTGGTATGGAATGTGATCAGCTTCTTGTAGACTCTAATCGGTGGAGGCATCTCAGTCAGTATACAGCAGATGCTGAGGCCAATGTTAAGGCTCTCCATTGGGTCAACACGATTGGACATAGAACCGTGGTTTTTAATGCTAAAGTACCTACAGTAAATAAAAACGTTGATATTTGCCTGTATGCGAGTAATATAGATGACTATGACCAAGGCCGCATTGTGAGGCGTGATGAACGAGCACTCATGTTTGGAGAATTGAAAGGTGGCATTGATCCCGCTGGTGCGGATGAACACTGGAAAACCGGAAATTCTGCTCTTAATCGTATTCGTACCAGTTTTGCGGAGACCGGATATCCAAATATGAAAACATCATTCATAGGGGCAGCAATTGAGAGTTCCATGG